TGGCGCAGCGGGAGCGCGCGGGGCTCATAACTCCGAGGACGTAGGATCGAAACCTACCTCCGGTATCTATCACACATCGCATTGGTGCATCAAGGCACTTGAGCATCTTATCACCGGGGTGGCGCAGCGGGAGCGCGCGGGGCTCATAACTCCGAGGACGTAGGATCGAAACCTACCTCCGGTATCTATCACACATCGCATTGGTGCATCAAGGCACTGGAGCATCTTATCACCGACGTGGCGCAGCGGCAGCGCGCGTGGCTCATAACCACGAGGACATACGATCGAAACGTATCGTCGGTATCTTTCACACATCGCATTGGTGCATCAAGGCACTGGAGCATCTTATCACCGACGTGGCGCAGCGGCAGCGCGCGTGGCTCATAACCACGAGGACATACGATCGAAACGTATCGTCGGTATTCATCACACATCGCATTGGTGCATCAAGGCACTGGAGCACACCCCCCTCAGAGGAGGGGTTCGGGGAACGTAGTTCCCTGATATTCATCACACATCGCATTGGTGCATCAAGGCACTGGAGCACACCCCCCCCCCTCAGAGGAGGGGTTCGGGGAACGTAGTTCCCTGATATTCATCATCACATCGCATTGGTGCATCAAGGCACTGGAGCACACCCCCCTCAGAGGAGGGGTTCGGGGAACATAGTTCCCTGATGTCAAGCTGGACATTAAACGCAGCTGGCATTGATATAACTCAGCGGAAGAGATGGACTGTCGGTCCAAGGTCGTGAGATCGAAACTCACCGTCAATGCTATTCAATTCGCCAGCTTTACAGAAGCTGGTCGTCATAGCTAAGCGACGTCAAAACACAGTATTACGATGCCGGTGTAGCTCAGCGGAAGAGCGCCTAAACCACCGTCTCCTGCCCCCTTGACCTGTGCAGATCTCGTTGACCTTCACATGTCCGATTGGGAGATGGTTATCCGCTCATAACGGGGAGGACGTAGGATCGAAACCTACCACCGGCATTCACTTTTTAGATGTGATTCATTTTTTTTAATCAAAGGAAATGAATGTAAATGAATGTCGTTGCAGTTAATTTAGGAAACTGTTCTTTGCGTTATACTGCAAAAACATGAATCTATGCAATACATAAAAGATGAGCGACACCACCAGCATTGACGATTTGCCCACTGCATCAGGACAAAATGCCAACACACAGAATCAAAATGTTGTGATCCAGAAGGCAGAACCAGGAGTCATGTCGTACTCGCCGAATGTTCCGGATTTAGCACCGCCTCCTTCGCAGCAAGGTCCGCCGCTGAACCCCAACCAGCAACCCAATCAAAAGCTCATGAACGAACTGGTGAGCGGGGTGCAGCGAGCCAGCATGACGGGCATGACCGCGCTTCCGTCCCGCGACATTCCCCGCGACACGGGCGGCATGATGCAGGATGCGCAGGTGCAACCCACGTACGTCCCGCAGCCGCAGCGACACGTGGACTACATTCAAGACCACGAAACCAGTTCCACGCTGGAGCGCGTCATGCACCAAAACACGCGCGGGGCCAATCGCGCCGACACATTGGAGACGTTTTACGAAGAAATCCAGTCTCCGCTCATGCTGGCCATTCTCTATTTTGCGTTTCAATTGCCGGCCGTCAAGCGGTACATGTTCCGATACCTGCCGTCGGCCCTGTTCAATGCAGACGGAAACGCCAATTTGACGGGGCTCATCGCAACCAGTGCCATGTTCGGCTTTGCGTTTTACACCATGCAAAAAAGCATAAACCAGTTGCTGGATTAATGCAAATTTTATATTGTTATAATGCATAACATAATACCCCATTATTTGCAATGAGTAAGATCAAGACCAGCAAGTCTCGCGGCAAGTCTCACGGCAAGTCTCACGGCAAGTCTCACGGCAAGTCTCGCGGCAAGTCTCGCGGCAAGTCTCGCGGCAAGTCTCGCGGCAAGTCTCACGGCAAGTCTCACGGCAATAGGCGCCATCAAAGAGGAGGATTTAAATCAATGGATAACATATTTGATGAAGTAATTTATCCTTATATGCATAAAACTGCCGACTTGGCTGATCCATATTATCGCGATATGAAATTGGATCTATATAATACACCCCCTATTCAGAAGGCAATACGTAGTAAAACTGTAACATCGTTGAGAGGAATAGTTACTACTGCAGCTAGTTCACTTGCAGCTACTAAAAAAATAAACCTTACTCCTTTTACACTTGACGCACAATTATGTAAGGATAACAATCTCCCCCACGAAGCATGGATTGCGTTTGGACAACATTTAATTACTATAGTTTCTACGACTTTTTTAGGAGAACTTGCACAACATTCAGAAATACCCCCCCTGCCACTCGGCTGGATACGAAGCGGTCAAAAATATATAAACATATTCTCTAATGAGGGGCAAGATAACGTTCCTAAAAGACCTGGTCTGGAACATACTGAATGGACCGAAGAACCAGTGGGCACAGGAGCAGGAGCAGGAGCAGCAGCAGCATCAAGCGGAGCAGCAGCATCAAGCGGAGCAGCATCAGAAACAGAAAAAGCACGACGAGAACCATTCATTGCGAAGCTTGAGAGCAAACTAGGTATTTTAGAAACGTTAGGCAACCCGATACACCGTCCTAATTTTAAGTCAATGTATGATATTCCATCATCTGCTACGTTTGATAGAATATATACAACGTATGCTAGTGAGTATGATGGTATGATTAAAAATATTAACTTGGATTAATTACATAATATTTTATTTTCGTATAATTCAATGCATTATCTTCTATCATTTGTTATAGTTTGTAAAAATGATACAGCACCTTTTAGCGAAGTTTCATGTCTCAAACATGCAGGAGGAACCCAAAGAACCTGTACCCGTGCCTGACTCAAATCCGAACGCAACCAATTCAGCAACACATTTAGACACGCCGTTCAAGTTGCCAATGGAGTATTTACCCAATGATCAACTGTGTTCCATTGACAAGAGCGTGCTGTCCGACCTGGAGCTCATTGAGTGCACCAAACAAGTAAATGTTACGAACTCTGCGAATAATGAATCCAATAGTGCCAGCGAATCCAGTAACAAACCCATGTACGCCCATGTGTTTCAGCCGCAGTCCGCATTTGCCAAGCGCTACCTCGGCATGTGGGCCAAGCAGTTCACCACCAGCGTGCCGCATTTGCAGGACATGCAGCGCTTCATTGCCTCCGCGTCCAAAGACAAGCCATTGAACCATGATGACACGTTGATCGGTTTTGATAAAGTGGAAGCCATTTGGTCCCGCATCAAGACCGACGCTTCCTTCCGCGACAAGTTCAACTACATTGACTACGCGCCGCTTGATGCGCTGAACCGTTCGCCCACGTTCCTGCAGTGCTACAGCATGTACAACCTCTTCTCTCCCTTATTATCCTTTTTAATGCCCGTCATCATGCTCATCGTGCCGTTCTTCCTCCTGAAGCTGCAGGGCGTGCCCATCACGCTGCCCACGTACTTTGGCATCATAAAGTTGATGCTGTCGCAGCACGCCATCGGCAAGCTCATCTTTGACATGAGCTCCGTCAGCTGGGACAAGCGCGTCTACATCCTGGTGTCCGTCGTCTTCTACGTGGTGCAAATGTACCAGAACGTGGTGTCCTGCCACCGTTTTTACCGCAACACGTTCCTCGTGCACGACGATCTGGCCGCCGTTCGCGCGTATGCCGATGCCACCATTCAGCGAATGCGCGCATTTGCGGCCCATGCGCTCACCTGCGGCGACACGTTTGCGCCCTTTGCCGCCGACCTACAAAGGAACCGGGAGCAGCTGGAGCGCATGGTGGCGGCTTTAGACCGCATTGACCCGCCCGCGCTCACGGCGAAGAAGTGCCTGCAAATCGGCTACGTCATGCAGCAATACTACGCCGTGTTTTCTGACGCGACCGTTTCATCCTGCATGCAGTACAGTTTCGGGTTCAACGCGTTTGCGGAGCACGTGGCGCATTTCGGCGCGCTCCTTACGTCAAATAAAGTGGCCGCGTGCGAATTTATCAACAACGCCGAAAAGAAAGACAACAAGGACAAAAAGAAGAAAAAAGACAAGAAGAAAGAAGAAGACAAAGAAGGCAAACGAAATCACACAGAAATTGTGAACGGGTATTACGTTGCAACTGCACTAAGTAACGACTCCAGTGAAGCAGGTCCCGTGAAGAACACGGTGTCGCTGGACAAGCGGCCGGTCATCACGGGGCCGAACGCGTCCGGCAAAACCACCATTCTGAAGATGACGATGCTGAACATCCTGTTTTCGCAGCAGCTGGGGCACGGGTTCTACGAAGCCGGCACGCGCATCCGCCCCTACCATCAGCTGCACAGCTACTTGAACATCCCCGACACGTCGGGGCGCGACAGCTTGTTCCAGGCGGAGTCCCGGCGCTGCAAAGAAATTCTGGACAAACTGAGTGGGGGACAACAAGCGCCCCCGGTAAGGCACTTCTGCATTTTTGACGAGCTGTATTCCGGCACCAACCCCTACGAGGCCATTGCCAGCGCCTACGGCTACATCATGCACCTGACAAAGCACGACAGCGTGGACTTCATGCTGACCACGCACTACATCCAACTGTGCAAGCTCTTTGAACAACAAAAACCAAATTCAGAATCAGACAAAGGAGAGAAAATCGCAAATAAATCAGACTCCAACGAATCCGTTGGAACCACTTCAACTAGTAAAATCAGGAATTTACACATGGAAGTGGCCGACCGCGGCAACTACGACTTCAAATACTTATACGCACTGCGCCCAGGCATTTCGGCCATCAAGGGCGGCATCAAGGTGCTGTATGACCTGCAGTACCCCGCGTCCATTGTGGACGCCACGCGCCGCATTTTGAGCACTCTTTGAATGAATAAATGACGGGAAAAGTTCGTCCGTCCGTCCGTCCGTTCGTTCGTTCGTTCAGCGACATTTTATTTATTATTTGAATGTAAGACATATTAAATAATAATTCAATAACTAATCCATAACAAAATGACTGATAATGGGTCGTCCTTTTCGGTTGCAACCACGGCGTTTGTCAGTTTAGCAATATGCGCAATCATTTCTTACGGCGTGTTTTATTACTTCAAACAGCGCCTCGCGGTCATTGAGCAGTCGCAGATGGAGCAAGCGCGCATTCTGCAAGCAATTATTTCGCGCGGTTTGGCGCAACACGCGCACGGCCAACAACCAGTGCAACCCGGCCAACAAGTGCAACACGCGCAACCCGGCCAAGAAGGACTCGCGCAAAAACAAGTGCAACACGCCAAAGAAATAACAATCACGCAAAACGGTCTCATTGAAGTGAGTTCGGATGATTCCGAGTCCGAGTCCGAGTCCGAGTCCGAGTCCGACTCCGATTCGCAAAGTTCCGACTCCGAGTCCGATTCGCAAAGTTCCGACAAGTGGTCCATTGGCGACGAGATCCATCAACCCGATGGATATTTTAAAGAATTCACCGAAACATTTAAAAAGAACGTTCTGATTGATGCCATTTGCATTGACAGCAGTTATGTCGTTGATAGCGTTACTATTTCGGTTGCAAATACGGAGTACACCGATGATAATGCATGTGATTTGCAACAAAAAAAAATAATTTCTCTCAACAAGAGTGCCTTGGGAGACGACGAGGACGACGATGCTGACGATGACGACGAGGATGATTCGTCTTCGTCCGAAGACCAACAACAGGATAATGGCAATGGCAAGGGTGAGGGCGAGGGCGAGGGCGACGTCCAAGAATTTGAATTGAAAATTGGATACAAGCCAAACGCATCGGCGAAGGCGATTCAATTGAATTATGGCAACATGTCGGTGTCTGCATTGCGTCAATTGGCCAAGGAACGCGGTGTGGTCGGCGAGGAGGCCGACTTGCAAAAACTAAAAAAGAAGGATCTCGTGCAGGTGTTGACTTCTTCCAAACCAATTTAAAATTTGTGGAACCGATTTAAAAGAATGAGCATGCATATTTGTATGCCTCATTTTCTCTCCAATGACACCCCAAACAAAACACATTATGGAATACGTGTGGATAGACGCGGCCGGTGGCATGCGCAGCAAAACCCGTGTTGAAAACAACCTAGACCAATTCAGTTATGAGTGGGTCTTGTCTGACCACGAACGCTGGGAGTGGTCGTTTGACGGATCGTCCACCGGGCAGGCCACGGGAACCGACAGCGACGTGCTCCTTCGTCCCGTTGCCGTGTATCCGAACCCATTTTACAATCGTCCGCCAAGAGGAGGCGGCGCATTTGATGCCCACTTGGTCATGTGCGACACGTACAACAAGGACGGCACGCCGCACGCCACGAATGCCCGCGTTACGTGCGCGCAAACCGAGGTCGCGTGTTTAACCGACGAGCCCCTCTTCGGCATTGAGCAGGAGTACATTCTCTTTGACCGCGCAAAAGAACTCCCGTATCAATGGGCCAGTCCGGGCGACCCTGGGTGCGGGGGGCAGGGTCCGTATTATTGCGGCGTGGGCGGCGACCGCTGCTTCGGACGGAAAATTGTGGATCAGCACTTGCTGGCGTGTCTGCACGCGGGCATTGAAATCGGCGGCACGAATGCGGAGGTCATGGCGTCGCAGTGGGAGTTCCAGATCGGGCCACTGCCGGCAACCCAGGTGTCGGATCAGCTGTGGATGGCGCGCTACATCCTGCAGCGCATTACGGAGGAGCACGGATGCTGTGCCACGTTTCACCCCAAGCCGCTGCGCACGTGGAACGGGTCGGGGGGACACACCAATTTTAGCACGGTTGCGATGCGGACCCTATCAAATGAAGCCATGGATGCGATTATGGATGCGTGCATCCGATTAGAAGCCAACCACGCGGAACACATGGCCGTCTACGGCGAATTCAATGAGGCGCGCATGACGGGGCTGCACGAAACCAGCTCCATGCACGCATGCACGTGGGGTGTGAGCGACCGCGGGCGCAGCATCCGCATTCCGCGCCACGTTGCAAACCGGGGGCACGGCTATTTAGAAGACCGGCGCCCCGCGGCCAATCTGGATCCGTACCTCGTGACCGAACGCATCATGCGCACGTGCTGTTGTTTGGACGACGATTACAACTGAATTCATGAATGTTACAAACCGAGAGATTTTGCAATATAAAATTTTCTAAAAAATAATATAATCATTATACAAGCATTATATTATACACGTTTCGTCGTCGTTTCATCCTAAAAATGAGCTGGGCTACTTGCTACGCTGGATCCAACAACATCCATTTTAATTTCCCGCCGATCATGGCGGACGGGCGCAATTATGCCGACTGGCAGCCCGGCGCCGTCGTCAACGAGCGCATTAAGGAGCAGGCCGGCATAACGTCCAACGCGCAATACCGCCAGTACTTGACGCACAATGCCACGCAAATCATGCAGGCCAACCAGCTGGAGGCGTGCAACCAGTGCGGCAACTGCGTGCACAACACGAGCAACCCGCTTCAGCCGCAGCGCAACGTGCCCTACGTGTTTGCCGGCGTGCTTGACAACAGCCAGCCCTTCGGCTACGAAACCAGCGACTTGAAGAATTACTACCTCTCGCGCCAACAGCTGCAGGCGCGCATGATTGCGCCCGTCATCACGCAGCACGAGCTGCTTGCGCGCGGCTACCCTGCGCACAATTAATGCGTCGGATTCGCATCATTTTTTCTCATTGTTTTCTTACTGTTGCGTCCGTATTTGCAATACTGACGTTGCGAGAACCCGCGAGGGGCCCGACAGTTGATGCTTTTTTTGTACTTTGCGGACCATTTGCCGCCTTTAATTTTTGGTCGCATGTTGGTGTTGGTGTTGGTTGTTGGTTGTTGGTTTATGAATTAGTCAATTATATTTATTTTAAAAAAATAAAACATAAACGCATGACACCAAATGAGTGCAAAAGCTGCAAGTCAAAATGAGGTCGTCATTTCAGGGTTCGCCTGCAATGGCTTCGTGTGATGGGCTGTATTTTGCCATCACAAATGCAGATGCGAGTCCAACACCTGCAATAAAAGAAGAAGACGCATCCGTATTAAGAGTATTGAGCATTGATGTGGGCATGAAGAATCTGGCGTACTGCTTGTTTGAATGCGACCCACTGAAACTTGACGCCGGAGAAATTAAAACTCCGGAGTCCATCATGCAGCGAGCCTCCATTGTGGCCTGGGACACCATCAATTTGTGCGACACATCGATTGCGGATGTTCCCATTGTCCCGGTCATCTGCACCCAGTCCGGATGCAAATTCGCGGCCAAATTCATGCACTCCGCAACAGATGCTACTACCATTGTGTATTACTGCACAAGACACGCGAACGCTTCGGGATACAAGATGCCATTGGCTCCCCCGGTAGGGTCTGCAAAATCACTAAAAAAAATGACATTGGATGAATTAAAGGCATTTTCCGGCGAATATCTCTCTTCTTCCATTCCTGAAAAGTGTGAAAAGAGCAAGATGAAGCTGTTGCAGCACTTGACCAGTGCGTTGGCCAACGAATATCTGGTTGCTGTTGGTGCGAGGAAAAAAGTGGTTTCCGCGGCATCGGTGGATTTGATCACAATAGGCCGGAACATGCACCAGCGGTTTGATGCGCTGCCGCACCTGTCATCGGGGATTGATGTAGTTATCATTGAGAACCAACTCAGCACGCTGGCCACCCGCATGAAGACGCTGCAGGGCATGATCACCCAGTATTTCATCATGCGCGGGGTTCCCGACATTCGGTTCATTTCGGCCATAAATAAGTTGAAGCTGTTTGCAAAGGAACAAGGACAAGATGGCGAAGACTGTTACGCTGATCGCAAAAAACGCAGCATAGAAATCACGCGCGCATTGATTGCCAATGTGCCCTTGATGTCAATGAAGTTTGAGAAACACAAAAAGAAGGACGACTTGGCCGACTGCTTTCTGCAGGGTGTGTGGTGGCTATCAGGGAACTACGTTCCCCGAACCCCTCCTTCTGGCATATTGTAAGGCACGGTACAACACATGTTTATTTGCAATGCCAGGGTTAAAGGGACGGCACGTCCCTTATGGCACGTCCCTTATGGCACGTCCCTTGTTTATTGCGTATGATTTAAACTTAAAAGATATAAATTAAACATAAGAATAGACAGGGCGTGCATTGTAATGGAAGAAGTCATTGACATTTCAAATTTGCCGAGCGACTCCCGTTTCGGAGGGAACAAGTCGTCCAATTTTGGCGTCGGGCTTGAATTACTCATGAACGATAAATTGAAAGGCAACAACGGCAACAGCGGCAACAACGGCAACAGGAGCGGCGGCGACATTGACATCGGAGACTTGAATGCTCTAGAAGCCGAATTGAACGAATTAAGCGACATTACGGCACCGAGCTCTTCTTCAAGCAAGTCCTTATTTTTTAGTGGCATTGGATCCGGAGCCGGCAATAGCGTGTCATTCAAGAATGAACCGACGGAATTTGGCGGTGGCGGCGGCATCAGTGGCAGCAGTGGCAGCAGTGGTATCAATTTAGGCGCTTCAACGGCGTCTGCCGACGACGACAAAAAAACGTGGGACGGGTTCGGCAAGTTCAACAACGTGCCGCTGAACCCGGATGTGCCGGTGGATGCGAACCCGCAAATGACGAAGGATGAGCTGCTGCGCGAGAAGTTCAAGTACCTGCGCAAGCTGGAGGATTTGGAGCAGAAGGGCATCACGCTGACTAAGAAGTACTCCATGGAGTCGTCCCTCGCGGAAATGAAGGGCGAGTACGAGACGCACTTGGAGGAGCGCGAGCGGCGCAACAGCGTGAAGTTCCAGGGCAAAATGCTCATGTCCGTCATCACGGGCATTGAGTATTTGAACTCCAAGTTTGACCCGTTTGACCTGAAGCTGGACGGCTGGAGCGAGCAGGTCAACGAGAACGTTGACGACTACGACGACATTTTCTCGGAGCTGCACGACAAGTACAAGTCCAAGGCCAAGATGGCGCCCGAGCTCAAGCTGCTGTTCCAGCTGGGCGGCAGCGCCATCATGCTGCACATGACCAACACCATGTTCAAATCGGCCATGCCGGGCATGGACGACATCATGCGCCAGAACCCGGAACTCATGCAGCAGTTTACCTCGGCGGCCGTGAATTCCATGTCGCAGAACCGCCCCGGGTTCGGCAACTTCATGGGGGATTTAATGGGACAAGGGCCTCCAGGCCAGCAACAGGCCGCCCCTCCCCCTTCGCAAACTCCTTCACGCCAAGCACCTCCCTACATTCCGAACCAACGCCCGCCGCCGCCACCGGTTCCCACCAGCGTGCGCGACCCCAGCTCGGATGCGGGCACGCCGTTCCGCGCGGGAAATAACACCGCCGCGGCTCCCAGTAACCGCCCCGATTTGAACGCCGCGCGTGGCAATGCCAATCCGTCGGCTCCTCCTCAAGTCACGGTGTCCAAACGCCCCGACATGCGCGGCCCCACCGACATTTCCAACATTCTGTCGGGCTTGAAAACCAAAACGATTCAGGCACAACAAGCGCAGCCACAACAAGCGCAGCAGCCACAACAAGGCGACGACAAGACCAGCACCATCAGCATTTCAGACCTGAAGGAGCTGCAGAACGACCATTTGCCGCACAAGAGCAAGCGCCGCCAACGGTCGGACAAAAACACGGTCAGTCTGGCACTGGACATTTAGAATGAAGGGGGTGGTGAATGCAGTTGCATAAATTCGTAAGAGCCCCTAGGATTTTATAAAGAAACAATATAAATATATTTAGACTCATATATTTACATTTAACATTGCAATGACGGCGGAGAAATTTGCAATGACGTGCGTCAAGGATGACGTGTATTTAAGCCGAGACAAGGCCAATCACATGTATTTGATTGAATTCCGGGCACAAAATACCAAAATACGCATTGACGCGCTGATGACATTTGACATTTACAAGATGATGTATGAATTGAACAAGGACATTTTTGAGTCGTATCACGTTGCATTCCCGGACCCCGCAGATCCGTCGTGCGCAGAACTGATGTTCGTCTTCAAGAGCATCATGGGATTGGGCGAGAGATACACGCACGTTTTCACGGCCATGCCGCATTTGTCCGCTCAAGAACCCTTGGTGCAGACCATTTACATCAACAGCACAAACGTTCCCAAGGCTGCGCCGTCGCAGCTGCGGCATTTGATCCCCCGGCGCGCCGAACAAATTGATTCCGACAATTCCAACATCATGATCCACGTGCAGCCGGACGGGCATGCGATGCAGTTTCAGTACAAATTCAAACTGCAGCTGTCCGACGTCATTTCCGTTCCGCCGTTTGTGGACAAGGCGGTCAGCACCATGATGAAAACCATATTTGTGCGCATGAAACAGTTCATTGAATGCCTTGGATGACAAATTTATTTATTTGCTGCCGCGTTTGTAAAACGCTAAATAACACAGCAAGCCAATGCCGAGAACGGTTCCCACCACGATCACCGGCCGCGTTTCATCGCGTGTGCTTTTTTCGGTGCACGCATTCAGTTTGCAAGTCATTGTTTATTATTTATATCCGGGTATATAAATAATTTATATTATTTTTTTTTGTAACACATGGCATAATTTATCATTTATTGCCTTTTCGCTCCGACAGTCGTTCCGACAGTCGCTTCGTCAATCGCTTCGTCAATCGCTTCGTCAGCTTATTATGCTTGGTGTTTCGCCTCGTGTTAATGTTATGATTGGCGTTTCGCGTCGGGTTAATGTTATGATTGGTGTTTCGCCTCGTATGCTTGGCGTTTCGCCTCGTGTTAATGTTATGCTTGGCGGTTCGCTTAGTGGTTCGCTTCTTACTTCCACCATGCGCAGATGCAGATTCAAATGATGTAATGATGTCATAATGGTTCCCATTGTTGCGCAACCATATTTGATCTTCTCGCTTATCTGAATCAGTGCCCCAGTATTGTCCAACAACATTACCATTTGGAATACACACGATTATGTTTTTTTTTAGAATGAATGCAGCCGCATATCCAATGTGTGGCCAAAGTTCGGGATACACGCATGCCATATTTTTATCAGTTAAATTCGGAATTGAAATCAATTTTAAAAATTGTTTAATTGTTATTTGCATGGGATTCCCATTTACCCGAATCGTATTAAGCGCGTCCATCGTGCCATCATTGACGCTGGTTAATATGGTTTTTGAAATGTGCAGTGCAAAATTGCGACATTCATTAACCGGAATAGGTGTACTATAATCATGTTTGACAGCACGCAATATTGACTCATAAAAACACCATCCATTGCCGGGCACTTCTTGAATTATTGGGTTGGTTATCGCTTCAGGAAACCTAAGAGTTCTTGATTTGTTACGCAATACCTTAAAATTCGCAACGTTAATGTACGTTTGATGATTGCACATTATTGATGCGTCGGCCCATCCCAACAATGTCTCCAATTGACTCTGGTCAGTATATTCATACTGTATTCCAGCCTGGTTTAGCAAATCGCCTGGCTGTACTTTGGGGGGGGCATCATTAAGGTCTCGTTCAAATCGGAAATATGCATCGCACGTTCTAAACAATGGTACCGTGACTCTTTTTGCTTTTGCGGGGGGTGGAAATAATTCCACAATCGGCTCCGCACTCGTCAGCTTTAACCCACACTCAAACGTAACCGCTCTGGGCAAGTTCCCGCCGCTCACAACAACAGAGTTCAAGAGCCAGTCGCTGCCCAGCCCGCTGCCGTGAGTGCGCACAATAACCTTCTGCAACACCCCCACAGAGACCTTGCTCTTCACCACAAACCGGTCCGTCTGATTGGTCTCAAATTTGTCCACGTTCTCACTCTCCGACAGCTGAACCTCGCCGATCTCGCCTTTGTCCCCGACAAGCGTCACAAACACGTTGCTGTTCGTGCCAGACCCATGCTCGGATCCAGTGACAACATCAACATGGTATTCAAACATTGCATCTTGCGATTGTGATAATGCGTCTAATTGCGATGATTGCGATGATTGCGATGATTGCGATGATTGCAACGATGATTGCAACGATGATGGCACGGGTAATTGCGACGATGATGCTGATAAGTCTGATGCTTGCGATGATGATAACGATGGCGATGACACGGGTAATTGCGACGATGATAATGATGGCGCCACAGATGCTTGCGATGATGATAACGCGGATAATTGCGATGATGATAGCGATGGCGCCACAGATGCTTGCGATGATGATAACGATGGCGCCACAGATGCTTGCGATGATGATAACGATGGCGCCACAGATGCTTGCGATGATGATAACGCGGATAATTGCGATGCTGATAATGATGGCGCCACAGATGCTTGCGCCACAGATGATTCAGATAATTGCGACGATGCTAGCGATGGCGCCACAGATGATTTAGATGATTGCAACGATGATTGCAACGATGATGGCACGGATGATTTAGATGATTGCGACGATGCTAGCGATGACGACACGGATGCTTCTGATTGCGATGCTGCCGCTGGGTTAAATTGATCAACATACTCATTAAATTTAACGCATTCGGTTGGGGTTTGGAATCTTATGACAAATGGGGTATTTATCCCATTGAGATTTGGAGCATCCCTCATCGGCGTGACCCGCGAACATTTAATGGAACCATTCGGCGCAAGAGTTCGTTTATTCGCACACCCCTTTGTGTTGTCCGGATCAAGGGCAAACCCCCACTCATGCAGATCCAGTCTAAGATCCAATTTAAGATCCAATTTTGATCCAGTGCCAGCGTTTGTAATGGTGGCGATAGGACCGACAATCGCAATTTTTGCGGATCGTCTGCGCGGGGTATCGTATGATTTGCTTGGATCCCTTTGATCAAAAACATCCACCACCGTGGCTGCAAATGTGGTTGGTGCTGCTGCGGCCGGTGATTGTGGTGGTGCGGCCGGTGATTGTGGTGGTGCGGCCGGTGATTGTGGTGGTGCGGCCGGTGATGGCGGAGGTGGTCCTGGTGATGGTGATGGCGGAGGTGGTGGCGGAGGTGGTGATTGTGGTGCTGCGGCCGGGTTATTAAGAACAATGGTTGCAACCCATCCTCTAAATTCATCACACTCGGCGATTGAATTAAAATTTATAATAAATGGTTTTGCAGGGTTTAACAATAAATTTGCAAACGATGTGTTCTTATCATCGGAAAACCCAGTCGCATCCGGCTTCAGTTTGACTTGAACGCACTTGGAGTCGTCGCTTTTCCACCATGTTTCTGGAGTTCTCTTACCCTTTTCCTGCTGACACGTGCCGCTCATTCTATCGTGGGTTGTGACATCAAATGCCAAATTGGCCAATATGGCGGGGGTCAATTCAACCGCATCTGCATTTTGCGCGACTCTAAATACTTGGGGTTTGCCAGATCGGGTTCCAATTCGTTGCACGGTTACACCAGTGTCGTTTACGGTTATCGTGGCATCGTGCAGCACTGGTGGAAATCCGTGTTGTGCATCAATCACCACACGATATTGGGGGGCGATATGTGCTGGTACTGATCCTGGTACAGGTACTGGTAGAGGTGATGGTAGAGGTGATGGTGATGGTGATGGTGAAGGTGATGGTGATGGTGAAGGTGATGGTGATGGTGATGGTGGTACTGGTACTGCTGGTGGTGGTACTGGTACTGCTGGTGGAGGTATTGGTATTGATACTGGTACTGCTGGTGGTGGTGATGGTGATGGTGATGGTGAAGGTTGAGGTTGAGGTATTGGTGGTGGGCCTGGATGAATGACAACCTGCAATTGTGCGGTGCCCACATTTGGTGTTGTCAACGTAAAATCATAGGTCCCGACAGGAAACTTTGATATGTCAATTGCTTGACCGGTGCTGGGCAACCTAATAGAATGTTCTACCCCCCCGGTTACATAAGACAATGTGGATGGTGCAGTATAAGTCGGGATTAGACTCGCGGGTTGTCCTACAATTATAGGGATCACAGTATATGGTGATAATGTTAATGTTGGTGGTACTGGTACTACTGGTTGCACTATTGGTGCGACTGGTGAGACATTAAGGACTGCAGTTACCGTTCCGGCATTATGTGTCGCGGTGGCTGCTTGAGTTGCAGTAATGGTCGTTTGACCCGCGCCAACAATAGTTACTTCATCTCCTGATACAGTCGCCACCCTCATGTTACTGCTTGCATAAGTAAACGCGCCGTCGCTATTACTATTTGGCGGAGTCAATGCAAATGAGGGGTCGCCGAATGTCTTTTGTGGCAGAGTCCAGGTGCCTGTTATATTCGGATCAAGTAGTGATGGTGATGGTCTTGGAGGCGCTGGCACTTCTGGAGGTGGTGGCGGTGGTATTGAGCGTACTTCAATAGTTACTTCTGCGGTTTTGCCCGTATCTTCGCTCAAAGTGAAAACATATTGCCCAACAGTATTTAATATAATTTGAACTGCAACATTAGATCCTTTCAAAAATTGTTTTGTAATATCCTCAGTATGATTGCCTTGTTTATAATGCAATGTGGCTGATCCAGTATAAGTCGGGGTTAGCGTGACTGTTCGCCCTTTAAATATACTCGGGTTATCCGCCTTTAAGTTTGGTGTTAGTTGCACTGGCATTATTGGTGCGACTTGTGCGACTGGTGCGGGGGATACAATAAGGACTGCAGTTACCGTTCCGGCATTATATGTCGCGGTGGCTGCCTGAGTTGCAGTAATGGTCGTTTGACCCGCGCCAACAATAGTTACTTCATCCCCTGATACAGTCGCCACCCTCATGTTACTGCTTGCATAAGTAAACGCGCCGTCGCTATTACTATTTGGCGGAGTCAATGCAAATGAGGGGTCGCCGAATGTCTTTTGTGGCAGAGTCAAGCCTGTTATAGTTGGATCAGGTAGTACAGGTGCTGGTGTTACTGGTACTGACGCTGGTGCTCCTAGCGCTGGATTAACGGTAACAGTTACTTGTGCGGTTCCGCCCGTATCTTCTCTCAAAGTGAAAGGATGGGTCCCGACAGGCAACTGTGTTATGTCAATTGCACGACCGGACAACAGCTTATCGCTAATATTAGATTCATTCCCGTCTACAATATACTTTAATGTGGCTGTTCCAGTATAAGTCGGGGTTAGCGTGACCAGTTGACCCACAATTATAGGGTTAGGATTTGCTGTTAATGTTGGCATTGCTGTTACTACTGGACTTGCTACTGGACTTGCTACTGGACTTGCTGCTGGACTTGCTGCTGGGGTTACCGTTATATTTCGTGTTGCGTTGCCGTTAGTGTAATTCTGAGTTGCTGCCTGAGTTGCAGTAATGATCGTTTGGCCTTGTGCAAGGGCATTTACCGTAAGTTTGTTTGGGTTAGCTGAGGAGGGGGTGACGGTCGCCACACGGGTATTATTGCTTCCATAAGTAAATGCACCGTTGCTATTGGACGTTGGTGCATCAATTTCAAATTGCCCAATATTAACATTCAATGGATTCTGATTCCATGTTATAGCCGGGACTGCTTGTATTACAACAAGACCTGCCGGTATAGTTATGGCATTATGTGTCAGGGTGGCTGCTTGAGTTGCATTAATGGTCGTTTGGCCCGCACCAACAATAGTTACTTGATCCCTTAATACAGTCGCCACCAAAAGATTACTGCTTGTATAAGTAAACGCGCCGTCGCTATCACTATTTGGCGGAGGCAATGCAAATTGGGAGTCGCCGAATGTCTTTTGTGGCAGAGTCCAGTTGCCTGTTATAGTCGGATTAACTTGCGCTCCTGGCGCTGGTACTCCTGGCGCTTGATCAACGATAACAGTTACTGATACGGTGCCCACCCTGTCTGTCAAGGTGAAAATATGGGTTCCGACAGTCAAAGTATTTGCGGTAATTGCACCACCGGTGCCGCCCAAATAAGTGCTAATGTCAACGGGGGGGGGAGCGCCATTGGATGCAAAAGTCAATGTGGCCGGTGCAGTATAAGTCGGGGTTAGCGTGACCCATTGACCCACCGTTATACGGTTAGGAACTGCTGTTAATGTTGGCGCTACTTGTACTAATCCTGGTACTGGTGTTGGTGGTGGGCCTGGATGAATGACAACCTGCAATTGTGCGGTGCCCACATTTGGTGTTGTCAACGTAAAAACATAGGTCCCGACAGGAAAAGTTGATATGTCAATTGCTTGACCGGTGCCGGTCAATATAATATAATGTTGTCCCCCTCCGGTTACATAAGACAATGTGGATGGTGCAGTATAAGTCGGGATTAGACTCGCGGGTTGTCTTACAATTATAGGGATATTAGATGGCCGTAATGTTAATGTTGGTGCTACTGGTGCTACTGGCACTGGCACTATTGGTGCGGGGGATACAGTAAGGAGTGCAGTTACCGTTCCGGCATTATGTGTCGCGGTGGCTGCTTGAGTTGCAGTAATGGTCGTTTGGCCCACACCAACAATAGTTACTTGATCATCTACTACAGTCGCTACACTGTGATTACTGCTTATATAAGTAATCGCGCCTCTACTATTACTATTTGGCCGAGTCAATTGAAACGGGGGGTCGCCGAATGTCTTTGGTGGCAGAGTCCAGGTGCCTGTTATTTTCGGATCAAGTAGTGCTCCTGGTGCTGGTGTTACTGGTACTGGATTAACGGTAACAGTTACTGTTGCGGTGCTGCCCGTAGTTGTTTCTGTTAAAGTGTAAACATATTGCCCAACAGGCAAGGTTGCGGTAATTGCACCACCGGTGTTCAAATAATTGCTAATGTCAACGGGGTAACCGCCATTGTATGCATAAGTCAACGTGGCCGCTCCAGTATAAGTCGGGGTTAGGGTGACAGGTTGGCCAACCGTTACAGGGTTAGGAACTGCGGTTAATGTTGGCGCTGCTGGTACTCCTCCTCCTGGTACTAATGGTGCCGGGGTGACGTTGACAGTTACTGTTGCGGTGCCGCCCGTAGTTGTCAAAGTGAAAACATATTGCCCGACAAGCAAATTTAATAGAATTGCTGTACCAGAACTCCTTAAAGCCACATTGGTGGTGGCACCAGAGTTTACATAAGTCAACGTGGCCGCTCCAGTATAAGTCGGGGTTAGCGTGACAGGTTGGCCAACAATTGGATTGGGAGGAACTGCGGTTAATGTTGGCGCTGGTACTGGTGCTGGTACTGGCGCTGGTACTCCTCCTCCTGGCGCGAGATTAACGGTAACAGTTACTGTTGCGGTGCTGCCCGTAATTGTTTCTGTCAAAGTGAAAATATATGGCCCGACAGTGTTTAAATTAAGATTAACTGGTATATTTGAGCCCGTCAAGTTTACATTGTGTGTGTTGGTACCATCAGCATAAGTCAATGTGGCCGGTGCAGTATAAGTCGGGGTTAGTGTGATAGCTCCGCCTACATATATTATCGTCTGATCTGCTGTTAATGTTGGTCCTCCTGGCGCTGGTACTGGTGCTGGTACTGGTGCTGGTACTGGTACTGGTGCTGGCGCTGGTACTCCTCCTGGCGCTGGTACTGGTACTGGTGCTGGCGCTGGTACTCCTCCTGGTGCAGGCGTTGGTGCAGGCGTTGGTGCAGGCGTTGGTGCTGGCGCTGATAATAATCCTAAACGGGCTGCGGTAATGGCTGCGTTAGTATTCTGGTTCGTTTGATTCCATATGGTTCGTAAGTCGTCTCTAAAAGTAGTCTTCGCACACGACATTCGCGCAGTTTCCGCGAATGTCGGAGCCGTTCCACTTTGATTCAATTGTAACAGCAGGCCAACGACAAACAGGGGGAATTGAATGCAGCCGGGCGATTGATTGATGCTTATCAATTTTGAAAATTTGTTTGCATCCATGGGTGGAATGTCGCGCTTAATTTTTGAATATATTCGCTTGTTGCGCCATACGTAATCAGACAAACTCAGTTGTTTGTCGCCAATCTTAATCGGCGCATTCGTGTGAAATAAATTTTCTAAAATAATGCCGATGTTTTGCGTCAACACGTCCATTCTGGGCTGTTTTGAAATCGCGAGCACGCTTTTAGCCGAACCGCCATCTCCAGACCTATACCCCGAATTAATTTTGTCTGTCACAATCTGCTTCAATTCCGGCGGCAATGGGTCAGTGCCGGCCACATTGCGCACAGCAATGTCTTGAAAATCAATGAATTGCCACTCTTTCGGATCCAGCACTTTGGCGCAGATGAACGGATTGTGCAGCGCGCTGGAATTCGGGATGAACGCGCCTTCGCCCACCGCCGCCGTCAGTTTAGCGTCCATTGACCACGAAACCCCGATTGGAAATAAATCCAATGCATCCAGTGCCGCTTTAACGAGGGCTTGATCGGCATCGTTTATCTGAATATTGTCCGACCCCATTTTTGCCAATAGTGCAAGGATTTTTTTGGCCTGCGTGTAAGCGTACACCGCATATTCAAACGTGACTGTGGCGATGGGGGCATTCCAGGGTGTCACTGATGCAAATGCCGTGTTCACCTGGGTCAGCAAATTGTGTAATATCATGACATGTTCGTCAAACGAACTCATGTACGCATTGCGCGGAAGTGTATTTTGATTGTTATTTGCAACGCCTTGCCACCAACTAAGGTTTATGTTCGTGTGTGGATTAGCGGCCAACGCATCATGCGCACTACTATCATTATTATACGCCAAATAAGTGGTTTTCAACCCAGTGTAGTTGTCAACCCATCCTTTTGGTTGTATCCCGGTCCAAGCATTTAAATTTTGCGAAATGGTAGTGATTTTATCAACCACGTTACGATTAGTGTACAACCTATCAATTTCTGCGTATGCTGCATCAAGGCATTGCTTCAACGTTTGCTTTCCTGCGGTTGGACTACTTACTTGAGCCGTGACCTCCTGAATGTTGTCCGGGACTTCTCCGCAATTCCCAATGAATGCGCGCGGAGTGCTGCAATAATCCACAAAATACAACAAATCGGTTTTTTTCAAAGACAGAGGCAGAGGCAGAGAAAGCGGGAGCGGGAATTTAAGCGTGAAAAAATCCTCCATTGGTTGAATTGTCAAGTTGAACCCGACCTTGGGGGATGATGCCCTCCGCAAAATGGACTCGCGTTTACTCGTGTATTCATTGTACCGTTGTTTGACCTCTGATTGATTTTCCGGATGATAATACACGGCCACGTGCACATTGAGGGGTTGATCAGATGCGAGCTCATACAGCATGCTGTAGTCCTGCACCGCATTAAAGAATGCGTCGCCAATGAAAGTTTTGTCCTTATCATCGGTGATTGCTTTAAGATTTCGGTTGGTGTCGCGATACCCCACCGCCATGATCTTAATGCAAATTTTGCTAGGCTCGGATCTATACCCATACCCATACCCATAATTAGATGGTGGAGTAGTAATGGCACCGTTGGCCTTTGCATTTTTTGTGGCAGTTTCAAAAATCAGTTGCATCATTTCATACATGCGTTTTTCGTACGCATCCTTGTTGAAAGTTGATCCAGACGACATAAACTTTGCGTAGGACGGACTGGTAGCGGAACTCAAATCCGGAAGCCAGGTGTGTATCATGAACGAATTGTCGGGTCCGCGCATTTCGGGGGTCGCAAACATTAGCGGGGGGGGATACGCGGTCGGCAAATTTGGCTCGGTGTAATCCTGAACCGCACGGGAGTTCGCGACGGGACGCATCAATTGCGTGAATCGGTTGGTGAGAGTTTGACCTGGCACCATTTGATTTACAACCTGTTGGGTTGTTTCGTATCGGTAATAACCGGGAGTGGTCCAATCGTAAATGATTGGCAAAGCAGCAGGAGAAGCAGTAGCAGCAGCAGCTTGATTATGCGCGGCCCACGCGGGGAAAATAAGAAATGCAGTAGTGAATGCATTTGCGGCGGTAATATTTGCAGCTGCATTGCCCTTTTCATTTTGTGCATCGGATGGAGACACATATATTTCCTTGCAGTTTGCGGGAATCTGGTAGTTATCTGGATTCGCGTCAAACCTCGTTTTGGGATAATTCGGGTTTGACGGTCTGCGATTAACGTAATGTTTGTTTTCGGTCAACGGATCAATTCGTTCCTCCCATTTATCCGTGCCCGTGTTTGTGGGGTGGGTGTCTTCCCCTAAAATGTGCCGTATTAGCGCCGGGTTCTGCTTGAATATCCACGTGTAATCAAAATACACGGGTCCGCAAATGGCGTACAACGCTTCATCGCCGGATGGATTCGCGTACAGCTTTTTCAAATAGTCCGCCTTTAGCAGAGGGGAGACGGCACGCGGGTTGGCATTATTGCTGTATTTCAGCAACTGCAGCAGCATATCGTTATCATACATGGTGTCCGCGGACGCAACGCCATTCAAGTAAAACGGATATTTGTAATAAAGCCGTTCCAACAACGCGTCATAATTCATGCCGTAATCCGGGGTGGATCTGAAAGTGTATAACCGCGTGTTGTCTTGTATAACTTTACTTTTTTCAGACAGTGAGCCCCGATTCGGCAACCCTTGCCCAGTTATAATTCCACTCCAAAATTTTTCCATGATTTCCACATTGTAGGATGGTTCCGCGTAGGTTGCCGGTGTGGTTATAAGATCCATATAATCAACGCGCGGTACAGTTTGGGTTAGGGTTAGGTTTGAATTTAATGCGGGCACGTAACCGGGAATGCGTCCGACTGAGTAATACCCCCCACCCCCACCACCAGCAGCAACTCTGTATAACTCTCTCATGTAGGTGTAAAAATACTTCAACACCTTAGGTTGATTGTCGTCGTAGTATATACATTTAAACCGTTGTTCCAACGTCACGGGGGCTGTTGCAGTCAGTGCCGCATTCCATAAATACGGCATCTCGTCAAGTATGGTTTTATGCCGAACGATTCCATTGGTATATGAGGTTTCTATGAGACTGAGTTCGCGCGCGTGCTCCGTTTTCTTGACAAATTTTACGAATTCTTCAAACATGCTCCATTGCATGAACACGCTTGCGGCCGCGTTGTTTAAATTCAACATTGCAACCGTTTGTTTAAATTTGTGCTTGGATTTGTAAAACTCTTCAATTTGTTCCTTTGACACCACAAACGACGTGGGGACATGCACCACATAATCGCACTGCGCCGATGAGGTGGCGCGGTATTGTTGTTGTAACGAGGATGCAGAAGACGGAATTATCATGGATTGTGCCAACACCTCCTGTGCCCCATTTTTTGCCGAGGTGAACGTTATCAACATCGGGTCATATGTTTCTTTTTTTAAATTCGCATCAAATTTAGATGCATCGTTTGTCAAAAAAGATAAACTCATGGATAACCCAATGAAATCAACTGTTGCTCGCGCGTGATGGATGCAATATTAAAGTATATTTATATTTTAATATTGCAATGCAATATTGTAATGCAACTACTGGCGGTTCGGATGCCACCTACTTCTAAAATTTGGCAGACCGAAATGCGGTTAAATATTTGTTGTGCTTCATCGCATCTCGTTGTTTTTTGGCGCGTTCAAGCACGTCCATGGCGTCGCTGATTTCCTTGTCGGTGACGATGTTGCCGGGGCCGTGTCCGGCTTTGGATGCCCCGCCAATGGCCGCCCCACCGCTAGGGGGTCCGCCCCCACCGCTAGGGGGTCCGCCCCCACCGCTAGGGGGTCCGGCGCTCATGGCAACCGACTCCGCCATGGCGCGATACCGCGCGGGCATGATGCAGTACCGGCTGTTTGCGTTCAGGCCGTAGTCTGCTAAAACCACAAACACGGCGGTCAAAACAAGCGCCAACACCAAATCGCGGGTGCCCATCCATGCCACCGAAAACACCAGCACCTCCTTCGTGAGTGCCGTTTTTAAAAAATTCTCGGTGGACGGATCCAGCTTGAGCTCAATGTATCGCGCCCCAATGTTGAGCATGAGCATGACAATGCCCGCAAAAAACAAGCTGTTGTTCAGGCGGTACACGGCATAATTGAACCAGCCCGCGATGAAGTCAAACATGAGCAAACTTGGAATGTGGTATAACGTGTTATATTAATATAATAAAAAAAACAACACAACTAAAACAATTGGCGGTTCAGTCGGTTCACAACCGATTTGACATTGGCTGCACCATCCGTGACAAAGTGCCGGCCGGCGCGAATGTGGGGGCGCAGCATCGGCGTGAAGCCTTCGGTTGTCGGTGCCGTGGTCGGTGCCGCGGTTGAAGCAGGGTTCATTGTCCAAGGGCAGGCAGGATCGCATACGTTGTTGATTGTCTCAGTCTCCTGTCCACTTTTAAGAATTAGAGGCTTGCATTTCATAAATGAACTAGTATCCATTTTACCAAATGCCTCAATTTCTTCCTTAGTCAACATGGGATTGCCACTCGCATCCAATGTAAAAAATGAAGGAGTCAACATGTAGCTGAATCCCAGTTTTCCGGATTGGGTTGGGTCGTCTGCAACTCCTTTTAGGCAATACTTTTGCCTAAATTCGTCAGGGCTGTTGAAAGAAATGGGGGCTGGAGTGGCAGTTTTACCCAATGTCAGGCCTTCTTTGGTCGGGTTCCGATTCAACAGTGCAATGACAAGGATTAAAGCAACGATGCCCGCAATCCGATTGTAGGTCGTCATTGCAATGATGAAAGCCACCATAACCGATTTGCCTAAAACATCGTCTATCATTGTGTTAATTATTTTGCAGTTTGGGAGATAGATATACATACAATTGCTATTTATTTATTTTCATCAACGAAACAATAAGATAAACGAAAACAAAATATTATCTACCTTTTTATTAGGAGATGTCTGGATATTTGCAATATTCAAATTATGGGGAGGACGAACCGCCGATGAAACGAAAGGGCGCCCCCTCGGACGACGCAATAAAACCAACGCAACCAACGCAACCAACGCAATCAACGCAATCAACGCAATCAACGCAATCAACGCAACCAAAAAGAATATTAAGGACAAATCAACGCACGCTGCGATCCAAGCCGATGCAAGCGCAACAATCGCAACAATCGCAACAATCGCAACAATCGCAACAAGCGCAACAAGCGCAACAATCGCAACAATCGCAACAAGGACCTCAATTACCTCAAAAACAACATAAATACGTGCAGGAACTCATCCAAAACATTCACAGTTATGAAGAGGACGGCAGTGACGACAGCGACGACAACAACAACTATGTGCCCAATACCGCCGCCATGCAGCAACAGTTTCAAACCGACTCGGTCGTGGTTCCAAATCGCCACCGGTTTGCGGGTGCAAATGGCGCCGATTTGAACGCACGGTTAAATCCCGCGCCCGCCAAGGAAGCGTTTTCGTTGCAGGATGCACAGGCTTTAGCAAACAAATACATGCCGTCCGTGTTTCAGGCATCAAATGCAAGTGCGGCGGACGACCCCGAAAACAAGGACGTCCTGCTGCAGAAACTGGATCACATCATTTCCCTCCTGGAAGACCAGCGCGATGAAAAAACGGGTCACGTGACCGAGGAACTCGTCCTGTATTGTTTTTTAGGCGTGTTCATCATTTTCATCGTGGATTCGTTTGCCCGCGCCGGCAAATACGTGCGTTAGTTAGGGACGTTATGAACCCTGGCACTACTTCGGGCATTATTAATATATTGCATTAATGTATTAATAATTTTGATAATTAACAAATTCTCTCAAATGAAACATCATCAAATGATGGCGTGCATGCTTGTGGCGGCACTCGTTGGATACGTGATGTATCCCCGAATGATGGAACCATTTAAGGGCAAGAGCCAGGGCAAAGGCAAATTGTTGTTTAACGGGTCTTATCCCAGCGCCCCCGTGGTGTGTTTGGCCAGCAACAAGCATGTTCCGTGCACCGCGTTTAGCGCAGCATAGAATTTAGCGCAGCATAGAATTTAGCGCGGCATAAGAATAATTGCAATATTTTTATAAAAAATAAAAATATAATATTTTGATATGACATAAACCCCCACAATAAAAAATGCCACGTTTAGGAAAAACGCGTCGCAAGTCTCGCGCTCGCGCTCGCTCTCGCTCTCACTCTCATTCTCGCGCTCGGGGCGGAAGCTTCCCATATGCAGGAAGCTTCCCATATGCAGGTCATAATTATTCGCTAACAAGGGTTAACAGTGTCAAACCATTATCGCAGTACCCCAATATTGAGAACTCGCAGGGCCAAATTGTGCCTAACGCACACTTCTATCATCCCCAGAATGTAGGTGCTGCGACATACAGGGATGCCAGGAATAGGTATGGGCAATGAACGTTTGCGGTGACGGCATTCGGAAGTGTCGCATGAAAAAATAAATATAGTATAATCTCTCTTTTATTATCGGCGAACCTCATAATTTCTCTCTCAAATGAAACATCCGCAAATGATGATGGTGTGCATTCTTGCTGCAGCACTCATTGGATACATGGTATACGTCCAAGGACCCCAAATGATGGAAGCATTCAAGGGAAACAAGGGAAACAAGGGAAACAATGGCAAATGGTTGTTCAACGCATCACCCCCATGCATACCCCGTGGTCTGCTTAGCCGGTGACAATCACATTCCGCCTTCACTGGCGCGGCCGCGGACAAATACAAGGCCGCGCGTGCCAGGATGATGGAAAGCTGGAAAAAGTTATAACCACCGACCATATCTTTTTTGTCTACATCAATTCGCCGGTTTGTAAAACAGGTAGAAGAATTGGTGTTCTTTTTGTGCTTTGACAAGGTCAATTTGTCCAAGCATGTTGAATCCGACGCCCGCGGCCAGTTCAATGAACGTCTGCGGCGACGGCATTTTGAAGTTGCGCACGTTTTTGCGCACCCGGCCCGTTTTGTCGTCGGTGAATATTTCCATGTATTGAACCGCGTCGTTCGGGAAAATTTGCACGTCCGACTTGTATTCAAAGTCGTTGAACTTCGCGACGCTGTGCGCCCCCTTTTTCGTGGGGGTGGGGGTGATCGTGGTCGCGTTGTCGCCGCCCAGCATGCTCGCCGCATTGAACCGGCGCGGATCCACCAAATGCAGCACAAAGTAGCCGCCCGGTTTCAGCCACGCATACACATTAGAAAACAGCTGCTCCGTATTGGGAATGTAGTACACCTCAAAGTTCAGCATGGACACCAGCGTGAAGCTGTCGGGCTTGAATGCGGACACCGCCGTGGGATCGCCCTGCACGATGTTCAAATTGAGACTGGAATACGTCTTTTTGGCCTGCGCAATCATGTCGGCCGACGATTCAATGCCGGTTATATCGGTTATGCCGTGCTGAATGAAGGCGTTCATGTAGGCGCCCGTGCCGGCACCCACGTCCAGCGCAACCGTTTGGTTGGATATGTCCGGGTATTTGTTGATGATGGCGCCCACCTCGTACGCGTTGTTCACTTTTTGGTTGAACAGCTGGTCGTGCACGGCGGCATAAAAGGCGTCCTTCGCGTCGGCGTTCTTTTTCACGACGACGACGTTGCTGCTGCTGCTGCTGCTGCTGCTGCTGCTGCTCTGCACAAACGACTCCATGAACGAGCCCGAAAACGGGCGAGGTCCCTTTAGTCGCTGGAGTTTGTTGTATGCCGACAGCAGCAACACTGCGGTGATTGCGAGCAGCAACACGCGAAACCACACGTTTCGTTCAATGGAATTGCTGAACGTGTTGAATGCATTCATGAATTGGGATTGGGTTTGGGATTGCATGTGCGCGTGATACGTAATGTGTTAATACGCTAATGTTAATGTGTTAATATATGCTATATTGTTATTATTTTTTCTGAAATGAATGAGAATGAAATCAACGACATTCGCGGCGAACCCGAATTCAAGGGCATCACGTTCTCAAAATACAAGAAGCCGGACGTGCGCAAAGAATTGCTGAACTGCCTAAAAAATGGGAAAATAGAGCCCGCCTGCTATTGGACCGCCGAACTGGTGTGCGCCGGGCACTATCAAGAGCTGTGGGACATCATCATCGCGTTTGTCAGCAAGCACATCCATTTAGCAAACCCGAAGCTGTGCCTGTATTTGGAAATGCGGTACGACGCGTTCAAGGGCATCGTTGCCAACGGCTACATCGGCAACGAGCTGCGCATGCGCAACAACCCCCGCATTCGTTCCCTCTTTGCCGAAGTCATGTGCGTGCTGTGCAATTCCAAAAAAAAATACAGCTTGGAGGGCATCAAAGTCAAGAAAACGGATTTTGACAGCACCGCCATGACGGACAAGCTGAAAGCGCCCAACGTGTCGTACGCCTCCGCCGCATTTTTGCCCGGCGATCCCAAAGAACTCTTCATTGCCATCAACGAATTCGCGTTCCACGTCTCTAAAGATTCCAAAAACAGTTTGCTGGCATCCTACTGGCTGGAATGGATCATGGAATTTGAACACATCTGCAAAATGAAAAAACAGAAGTGCGTGGGCGAACGCCGCAGCACCATGCCGGTGGAATCCAAATTTCAAATGGACCCCATTTGGATCGTGTGGGAGCTCATTCTGGGGCAATCCAAACAAGCGCCCGGGTTGGATCCACTCATCCCCAAAATCATGCAAGGGTTGCTCAAACTGTATTGTTTGCGATACACCGACGGAGTGAAGAAGAAGCGGCGGTATTTGATTTACTTTGCCATCTGTTTGCTGACGGAACCCGTCCTGATGACGCAAGAAATTGTGGCCAACAAGGACACCATTGAAACGGTGGTGAAAAAAATAGACACGGTCTACAAACAAGTGAAAAAAAATGAAATTGCGCCCAAGACGGATTACCTGACGGGCTCTGCGGGCGGCGCAAAATCGGATTTAGACAAAACCATTGAAAAAATGGACAAGCTGAACTCAATGAACACCATCATTCGCTCGGGGAGCCCGTAGGTTCGCACGGCACCTAACGGCACGGCACCTAACGGAACGGCACCTAACGGAACCTAACCTTGGTCAGTGCCAGGGTTTAAGGGACGGCACGTCCCTTGCATGTCCCTTGTCCCTTATATTTTTATCTTCATTTAACATATATATTCAAATCAAATAGGAATTGCGACATGTCTTATCCCGCCCCCGCGCTCGCACCCGCATCCGCGCCCGGGTCATTCAATGACGCCGATTTTGGCAACGATTCCGCAATGTCCGACTCCTCGTCCCCCGCATCATTGGTGGTGCGCGGCGCATTAATTGTTCTATTGCTTGCGCTCATTGGGTTCAACGTGTTCACTTATTTAGATGACATAACCGCGTGGTTGGGCGAAACGTTTGGCGCCCCCTTTCGCTCCGTGGCTCGGGGGTTGGGTTACGCTTCGGCCGACGTGGCTCGGACAACGGTGGATGTGACCGCACAAGGAACCAAGTCCGCGGTGGACATCGCCGCGGGAGCCGCAACCAGCGGCATTGACGTGCTGCAACAAACCATTGACCAAGGGCAAGGGCAAGGGCAAGGGCAAGGGCAAGGGCAAGGGCAAGGGCAAGGGCAACCCGGCATGAGTTCCAATGCCGGATTGCAGCGGGCGCTGTCTCACGCGAAGAAAGAGCCGCCGCAACCGGATGACGCCACCAGTCGCACGCAACGCAACCAGCGCACCGGCAAATCAGGGTATTGCTACATTGGGGAGGACCGCGGGTTTAGGAGTTGCATCAAAGTGGGCGAAGAAGACACCTGCATGTCGGGCGACATTTTTCCGACGCACGCCATTTGTGTTAACCCGCGATTGAGAAAATGACGCAAAATACCATAACTCCGTAAATATACATTAATTTTATTTTATAAACAGGTGTTATAATCTAACCCCTAAAAAATAAATCATGGCTGAATCCGACCCCCCCATTAACATGGATGAATTCAATGCCCGTTTGAGGAGACAAATAAAACCCCCCCACATTGTATTTGACGAGGAACAATATAACCGTGATTTGAACGCCGGATTAATCGCCGCTGACCGATACATCAGTAATATGTGTATGTGTGACAAAATCACATAGACCTATTTTTTTATTTTTGAAATTTGCAATTTGCAATTGCACGTCAAATGCAGGAATCACGATGACTGCGATTGAAGTCACATGCAGCAGCATCAACAGCGGAATAAGGCGAGAGAAATTCATTGATTCAATTGTTTGGAAAGTATGTTTATGTGTTTATATATGAATACATCCTTAATAATAACTAGGAAACTGTAAAATAATAACTCCATTACCGCCTTTGATTGAAGTAGGAGGAAAAATACCGCCATAATAGTTTGAGCCAGCTCCTCCTCCAAGACCATCTGTGCCTGGAAGATTACTCGTGCTGCCACCTCCACCCTGACCACCGGTTCCTCCGTAATTTCCGCCATAACCAACTCCAGCACCACCACCTCCATAGTAGCTGAGTGTTCCCGTAATTGCGGATTGTGCTCCATCACCTCCATTGTTTGAACTTCCTGAGGCACCAGCACCACCGCCACCACCAGATCCCATATTATATGCGCCGCCATTATACCCCTGGACAGGGGGGCCAGGGGTTCCACTGCCGGCAATTCCCGTCTGAGACTGACTGATAAATCCTGCACCTCCTCCCGAACCACCATTTTGTCCATTAATACTTGACTGATTTCCACTTCCCCCTCCTCCTCCGATGGCTGTGGCTATACCACCATTATTCCAATTTAAAATGCTATCTTCTCCATTCAGGGTTTGTCCACCCTTGCCCACGGTGATGTTATACTGCGTTCCACTAACCATTGATGCACCACTTGTAATTGATGCACCACTTGTAATTGATAACACGCCTCCTCCTCCACCTCCACCGCCTATCCACCTGATAGACCCCTCTTCAGGATCCTCGCTTTGGGTCTGTGATGCCCCTCCGCCAGCAACAACCAAAGCCGATAATGGAATGGGTGAAGAATGAGATGATGATATTTTGTATGCAGAAGAAGTTAAATTATTAGGATTAGTAATGATCCAACATGTGTATCCAGTTGGCGTTATATTTTGAGAAGGGGATTTATTTGCATACAAATAAATGCGTTGGCCTGTAGCATTAATCACCTCAAGAATTACTTCTACGGACGCAGGCGTTGGGGGTGGCGTTGGCGTTGGTGTTGGTGTTGGTGTTGGTGTTGGTGTTGGTGTTGGTGTTGGCGTTGGCGTTGGTGTTGGTGTTGGTGTTGGTGTTGGTGTTGGTGTTGGTGTTGGCGTTGGCGTTGGCGGTAACACGAGACCATCCAAATTATAAATGCCGGTTCCTCCCGATGCAGGCGTCACTTGCATTTTGTAATTATACAGCGGCACGCGTTTGTCCATGCACAACGGAATCACCGGGCCTGGAACATCGCTGTCGCTCGTCAGAGAGCAACGAACCGTGGATCCGTTGCACTGCAACGACACGGTGACTCCCGCGGCTTGAATCTCGGGCAGGTTGTCCACGTTCGGGTTCGTGTAGGTTTGCGTTTGCGTGGCCCACGACTTCTTCCGGGTCAGCGCGTTGCGCGACGCCATGGAGTATTGTTGTGCCCGGGACAGTTGCGCGCTGTTGCCCTTGTATTTCAGAATTTCGGCCTTGCGCCGCTGATCCAAGTCATACGTGCTATACTCCGCGCCAACGCAGTTGTTGCCTCCAGCGCGGGTCCATAACCGCGCCGGCACAGGAACATAGCCCACCCCTCCGCACGCGCTCGTGCTTTGATTTCCGATCTGGGACATAACCTTTATATGCCAATTTATTTTATTTGATGATGTAGATGCGGGGGCCGTGCTCCGTCATCATGCCGTCATTTGTCCGAGTCACGCCGTGGCACCCCCCCAAATAGTCCCGTTTTTCAACAAGTAGGATGCGATTGGCCGAGGACAAGGACAGGAGCTGAGCCAGTGCCAGCCCGGTCGGGCCTCCGCCCACAATGACGTAGTCGTAATCGCCCATAGGTCGTTTAATTATTATAATTGCGCTACATTTAATTATAACAATTGGTTCGTGGTTCGTGGTTCGTGGTTCGTGGTTCGTGGTTCGTGGTTCGTTCATGCTAAACGGTGGTGTTCCATTGCGAAAAGAACCACCGTGTGGACAGGTAGTCGGTGGTGCTGGGTGCGCTGCCGGACGAGCCCAGCACCGTCAAATTGGGGCCGCTGCTCGCAATGCTTTGGATGGCGCGCGTGCCGAGGGCGGTGTTGTAATAGCGCAGCGACGACAGGTTGCCGTTGAACCCGCCGTTGATTGCGACATTCACGTTGCCATAATTCTGAAAGGGAACGGAATCCAGCGGCAGGCGGCGCGCCAAGTCCCCGTTGATAAACGCGTCCAGCACCGTGTTTTCAACCCGAATGATGACGTTGAACCATTTGTTGATGGGGATGTTGTCCACGTCAACCGACGTGTCTTTTTTGGCAAACGTGCTCATGACCACCGTCAAGCCCGAATAATCGGGTTTCAAATAAAGGCCGGGGCCGTTGTTGGGCGACATGATTCCGGCGGTGGTTGTATTGGTTGCATCGGCGCTGCCCTTGTTGAACACGTGCCGCATTGCGGTGGTGGTGGTGTCCAGTTCCTTTTGTTTAATGAAGAGCCAAACCGACCACGTGAACCCGATGCCGACGTCGTCGTTCACCGAACGAATGATGGGCACGGCATTTGATTCGTTGGGATCTTGCGGGATAATCAAGTTTCCAATGTTGCCGTCTATGACGCCGTCCACCAAGAACGGACTGGAATTCGGAGCAAACAAATACCCGATGACCGTGATGCAAGCCCGCAGCACGTACACAAACGCAATGACCACCAGAATCAAGAACGCCGCCTTTGCAACATAGCTGTTGGAATCCAAAAAGGATTTGGATCCCCCGATGTCGGGTGCCTTGAAATCGGTTAAGGCCGGCGCTCCCATGCCCGCACCCGCACCCGCACCCGCACCCATGCCCATGCCCGCTCCCATACCCGCACCCGCACCCGCACCCGCACCCGCACCAAACCCAGGGACGTTCATTTTTTGCTAAATGTAAATGTAAATGTAATGTAAATGTGTAAATATTATTATATGCCTTATTAACCTATGATAATAATTTAATTTTGGTGGGACACATGCGATCATAATGAAAATTGCCCCACGGTTTGGTTGTTATTCGTGAGACTGAAGTTCAATTTGTATGAATGGAGAAAATCAAACATACCCGCGCCGCTGTATCCGTCGCTGTAAATGGACCATGCCTCTTCCGGCGTGAAATAATCCGCCTTGAAAACCACGTTGGAAATGTAGCCCTGCAAGTCGCCGTCCTGAGGGTTAAAGGGAGAGAGTGTGTAACCGCCGCCAATGTACACCTGTTCGCTAGACTTCAATGCGGGTGGCATGGTTTTCATTATACAGGTTCGCACCAATTTGCCGTCTAAATACAGATCCACCGTGTTGCCGTACACGCTCATGGTCAGGTTGATCCATTTTTGAAGCTGCACGTTGCGAATCGTGCAAGGAGCATTGCCCCCGACAACCACGTTCAAATTGTTTTGGTCGTTGTCTAAATACATTGAGAACGAGCACGACGGGCTGGCGGCGTCGCATCTTGTGATGACATTCTTATTGACCACGGCGGTGGATGCGTCGCTGCTGACCCAAGCGTCAATGTAAAGCCACACCGAGTAGCCGTAATTGTTTGAATTGCTTGCCGAATTTGCCGAATCGGCATTCACCGTCACCGTCTTGGACGCATCCGAAAACCCGGAAACGGTTGCGGTCGTCTTTGTCATTAATTTGTAGACCGTGTAGATGAGCACAATGATGAGCACAAACACGAAAATGGTTAAAAGATTCATTCTTAGGTGATTATGTCTATATTATTACAAACATAATATTTTTTTAATTTACGCAAATCGCACGCCGCTTCAAAATGTGTCTACGAAAACATTGGCCACCGTTTTCAAAACGTAGGGCACCATTCCTCCGTCCGTGCTAAACAGCGCGCCCAACAATGCGCCGATTAACCCAAACACGACGGGACCCATGAGCAATCCCTTGATCTGTTCTGTCTTCCCCGAATTGAACAGCCCGCCAAATAATATGCCGAATACCGCCCCGATAATGCCGCCCCATAACAACCCGCTTGCGCTGTACGTCGGCGTCGCGGCGGGGAGTGGCAAATCATTTGTAACCGAAGCGGCCGCCAAATCGCTTTCGGTGCGGCCTTGATTGAGCGGATCCATGTTCACGCCCACCACGGGCGGGTTCAGCACCTTGTTGGTTTTATACAACCACGCAATTTCGGGTTTGGTGAATGGCGCCGTGTTCAGCACAACGTTGCACATCTCTCCGTGAACGCCGTCGGCTTGTCCCACCGTGACATTCTGCACCGTGTGCGGCACGCCGTCGTTCGCCGTCGGCACGTGAACGCCGGTGTAAATCAATTTGTTGTTGACAAATATGTCGACCGCGCCGTTGTCCGAGTTGATGACCACGTTGTTCCACGTCTGCAACGGAATGTCCGACACTTCCAACGGCGCGCTGTCCTTGTCCGACGACACAATGGGGAGTCCGTACAGGCCGAACTGCATGGCGTTGTTTTTCGGGCTGTACTGGATGGACGGACCCGACGACCCCAGCTGCAGCAGGTTGATGTACTTGTCCGAATAATTGGCATTCGTGGTCGGCGGCTGCGGATGAATGTAGAACCAGGCGGACACGCCGTAGCTGTAATTTTTCAACTGCACCGTGGTTGGAATCGCGCCGCCGCCGCCGCCGCCGCTTGTGGCGGGAATAACCCCGTGCGCATTCACAAATTGAATGTCGTAGGTTTGTATGGGAATGGATGCGGCCATGGAAACGGGAGCCGACAAAATTTGCACGCCCGTGTGATTGATCGCCTTTGCCACCGCGGCTGGCAGAAAGTACCCCGCCAAAATGAACGCGGCTTCCATCGCCAGTATAATCAACCACGTGCGCGTGGTCAACCCGTACTGCTCCTTCAGCATGTCCACGAAATCCAGCATCAAGCACGGCAGATAAAACAGCAGGTTGCCGAGCAGTTTCAGCACGTTGATGACCCAATTGGAATCGGGGCTGACTTGAAACACGGAGCCGCCCATTTTGCCGGAACCCATGGTGCGTCCCACGCCGATCACGACCGCAATGCCCGCAATGTAGATCAATGCCGTTATGACGAATTGCACAACGCCCACGATGGTGGACAACTTGCTGTGGGAATTTAGAAAATACATGAGGAGCCCCACAATGCACACCGCAATTGCAAGCACCAACCCGGTTTTGCCGATGAACTGGCCGTACGACACGGTGCCTTGCACCAGTTCCGCGGTGGATGCAGTTGCAGAGTACATCGCGAACACGATGAGGGACGCGACGAACAGCGTGAACAGGGTTATCACCGTGCCGCGCTGGCCTTCTATAAATGCCGTCGGGTCAAACGATGACCGGTACAACAATAAAATCAACGCGGCTAATGCCACGACCGCAAATGCGGCGCCCACCGGATGATTTACAAACAATGAAGCCGTCCAATAAACAGGGAACAGCACCAGTTTTAACAACTGCATAATCTTGTCGGACCACGGCATGCTGGGCGCGCCATTTGCCCAATTGTAAATCTGCTGCATGATCCAATTCGCCACATTGACCCCCGAGCTTAAAATCAGCGCCCAAAACAATGCGTTCACGTACGGGGTGTTCTTGGCGCTGGTGCCGGTGTCGGCGCTGTTGCTGTTGTCGGTGCTGTTGCTGTTGTCGGTGCTGTTGCTGTTGTCAGAGAAGATTCCGGTAAAATCAAAACAGGATGCAACCCCGGTTCCAACGCACGGAATCAATCGGTTCTTGAATTTGTAGACGACGATTATTAAATACGCCACGTAAGCCAACAACGCAAGTATCATGCCCTGTTTTGCAACGACCATGAGGTCCGCGTTCACCACGTATGTAAAATAGGGCGCACTGCTCAACAGGTCTGAAAGTATAGTTTTTGCCGCGACCGGAACAGACGGCAGGACAACTAGAGGAATCGCCGCCATGCTTTTGTATAAATTGTATTCATTGTAACCCAGAATCAAAATCATGGCGGACAATGATACGCCCGCCACAACTTGAAACCAAACACTGGCACTCGTCTTTATAAAATAATACATCATGCCGACAGGAAACCAGAAGTCAAGAACGATTTTTGATATTGTTTTAAACGGGATGTCCGCCCCCCTGACCGCCGCAATAATCACCCAAAGTAGCATCAATGCAATCAACCCTATATTTGACCAAAAAAATACTTTGCTGTCGGCGGTGGATGCAGTCAGGCTGTAATCGGATTGCGTGGATCCGAACGACGCAAACACAAGCCCGATCAATAACCCGAACGGTATCAGTCCTATTGCCGCTTTGGCAATGTTCGTTACCGCACTGTATTGTCCGATTGACAACAATTTTGCCAAAATGCCGTATGCCAGAATGCAACCCAATAACAGGGTCACCTGACTGGCGCTGGTTGCAAAAAAGTGAGCACACGCAATTGCCACGATTGCAAGCAGCCACAAACAATATCCAATTCTTGTCCACCACTGGGTTGGGGCAACCGGACCTGATTGCGTTGATTGCATTGCGTTGATTGCGTTGATTGCGTTGATTGCGTTTATTGCGTTGATTGCGTTGATTGCTAATTATACATTGCATATATTTAAAATGTATGCAAATGCATGCAAATGATCCCCTAAAACGTTTCCATTGCGGTTTTTTTACCGTGGCAGTCGCGGCACAGCGCAACCAGGTTGTCCACGTTGTTGGATCCGCCGTGTTCCAGCCGCACGATGTGATCCACTTCGTACCACGCCGGCAGCTGGCGGTCGCAGTGGCCGCACTTCCACGACTGCTGCGCCGCCACGAACTTCTTTTTGGTTTCGCTCACGCTGCGCTTGGTGGCGTTGTTGCGCCCGGACGCCATGATGCGCGCCTCCATTTGCGCCTCTTTGGGTCCGTGCCGTGCTACATTTGCATTTGCATTTGCGGTCCCACCCTCTTGGAACAGCGATTTATTGTTCGCGAAATCCAAAAAGGGCGACAGCATGTCGGCCGACGAGCGGCTGATTGGCATGTATCGGATGATGTCATTGGCGTGCGACATCATGGACTGCGACTGACCGGGGTTCTTTTTCAGGAAGATGTAGAGAGATAATCCCACAAATGCAAAGGTGGACATCTTAATTTCCTTTTGCCACGAATGAAACACCTTCAAGTATTTGCCGTCATAGTACGTGTTGAACACGAGAAATGCGGTGATTCCGAATACGAACAACTCCAGTTTCATGCGTTTTATTATACTGCCCTTGTTAGTATTGTTATTATTATACTGTCATATTTATTTTAATCGGATTGTGCGGATTGTGCGGATTGTGCGGATACGGTGTCGCAATCCGTTTAACGGTGTTGCGATGAAGTTTCTGGTTCGGGTTCAAATTGAACCGAACCGTTCTTTTTTGGGGGTGAACCCGAATTGCGTCGCTAATTTGTCGCAGTTGCTGCACAATGTGCGCAACATTCATGCGCTCGTGCCCGTTTGCGAAGACGACGGTGCGAAACAGGGTGCGATACCGGTGCAGCATGTCGGCATGCGCCGCATCGGACATCGCGAAACTTTTGCGCGGCATCATGAACAAGCTGTAGAACGCGGAAAGCAGCCCCCACACGTCCGTGTTGTAGCGATACACGGTGCTGAAATACTCCCTCCACCGAAACTTCTGACCCGTGAAATGGTGCAATATTTCGGCGTTGTAAGTGGCAACCGCGTCCAGCAGCATTTCGTCGTTGGATCCAAACATGGACTTGAAAATGTATTGAAAGTATTTGTACCCGGTGTCGTCGTACGCGGCAATGTATTCCTTGTAAACCGCGCGCGTGAAGTGTTTCAATTGTTCCACCGTTGGGCTGGATGCGGATGCGGTTGCGGATTTCAAAACAACGGAGTCATACAATTCGCACGTTTTAGGGGAAATGACCATGGTTGAAAAGGGGCGATTGTATGTCACGGGGTTGTTGATAAAATGGCGCACGGGAATGACTTGTTGGGGCGTGGTGATGCCGGCCAGCCCCCAGTCAATGATGCGGGCATTGCCGGTGCGGTCAATCATGACGTTCTCGGATTTGAGGTCGTTGTGAATGACGCCGAGCCGGTTCATGGGACCCACCGCGCGAATCATCAGGGTTGAAATGTGGTCGTTCAACTGACGAATGCGGTCCGGGTTGAGGGGGGTTTGCCCCATCCATTGTTTCAAATCAACCCCCAAATCGGGCATGTTGATCATGCGCAACTTGCCTAAATTGGCATTGACATTGGCCGCCGAGATGTTGACCCGTTCCAAGTTGACGCACACGTCGTCAAAATTGACCAAGTCGGATGGTTCCAGCGCGTCGGGCTCGCACAGGTGGGTTTGCATGCTGAAGTAGCGTTCGTGATTTTTTATTTTCCCAATGTAGTGTTTTATTTGGGTGTATTCTCTCATTTCGGCTTCGGCGCTTTCCCGTTCTTCCAACTTGCTAATGTTGCCGTCATTGACGTCGCGCCGGCCGTCCTTGCATTTGAGGGCGGGTTTAAACACGCACCCCTGGGCTCCCGCAAATATGGGGACGCCGCCCTTGCGGCGACGACGACGACGACGCGTAAGGTTGAAGCCCTTTTTTAAACCTTTATGGAACCATTGGGTCATCACTATATCACTATATACTAATAAATATTTTTATTGGTTCAAAATTGTTTCATCATGCGTAATACGCGTAATACATGGAGGTTGCGGCGGTTGCGGCGACCAGAGCGTATATTAATTTGCGACGGTATTTGAACTCTTCGCGCAGGCGCACCTCTTTGGGCTTGTAGTTGGAATAGTATGCGTTTATGGCATCCTGCAGCGACACTTCGTCGCGATTCAAACGCAGGTTGATTTGGTTGTGCAGAAAATGCACCCATTTGATGAACGATTCGCGTTTGTCCAAATAGGGGGACACGGGATACTTGTCCAACAGTTCGCTAAACGCGTTGCCCATTTGATGGTTGGGTAAAAACAGCGGCAAGTTTTGAATGAAGTCGTAGTATTTTTTGATGGTGACGTCGTTCGGTCGCTCGGGGTACGTGACCGCCATGCTGAACAGCACGAACCAATAATGCGGCCCCCATACGGCGGCGTCCAGCGCAGTGGTTGCGTCCCCATTTTTGTAAACCAAATTAGAATGCATGCGCGCGATATGTGATAATATGTTGTTGTTGTTGTTGTTGTTGTTGTTGTTGTTGTTGTTGTTGTTGTTGTTGTTGTTGTTGTTGTTGTTGTTGTTGTTGTTGTTGTTGTTGTTGCCCCCCCACCTCTCTTATTTTTTAAAATTAAACAATATAAAAAGAAGTGCGATTTAACACATAACAGACATAAATCACAATCACACAAACATGTATAATGCACTAAAGGAAGACGACGCAAGCGAGGACAGCAGCAGCAGCGATGAAAAAGAAAAAGAAAAAAACGACGCGATGAAACCCGCCACGTTCCATCCATCGTTCATAAAAAAAAACATATTTTGCAACAATTGTGGAAAGAACGGGCATCCCATGCACACGTGCAAACATCCAATCATTAGCAACGGCGTCATTGTGTTCAAACGCGACGGCAACGAAGGCGCGGCGGCGTCCTACTTGATGATCCGGCGAAAAGACACGCTCGGATTTGTGGAATTCATTCGCGGCAAGTATCCGATTTACAATCAAATGTACGTGCAACGGTTGATTGACGAGATGACGGTGGATGAAAAGCACCGGTTGCAAACGCAAACATTTAGCGAGTTGTGGAAAAACGTGTGGGGGGATTATTTAAATTCCAAATATCAAAACGAAGAAGCGGTGTCGTCGGATCGGTTCAACTTGTTGAAAACGGGCGCAAGGGTAAACCACCGCAGCGGCGGTTACACGCTGAATTCGTTGATTGCTAAATCCAGCACCCACTGGACCGAACCCGAATGGGGGTTTCCAAAGGGGCGTCGCAATTATCAGGAAAAGGACAATGACTGCGCCCTTCGGGAATTTTCGGAAGAGACGGGATACGACGAAACCCGGTTAATCGTCATGCAAAACATCGTTCCCTACGAAGAAATATTCATGGGTTCCAACATGAAAACGTACAAGCACCGATATTACGTTGCGCGCATGCCGTTGCCCGATCATTTTCCGTCGGAATCCCCTCCAAACTTTCAAAAAACGGAAGTCAGCAAACTGGCCTGGTTTTCATACGATCAATGCATCCAACACATTCGCCCTTACAATTTAGAAAAACTGAATATTTTGCGCAATTTAAACAGTGCTCTGATGGAACACGCGATAGTTGGCTGAGTTGGCTGAGTTGTGGCCCAATTATTTGGTTCGGTTCCATCAAAATATAATCATTGCATATTATAGCCAAAGCCACCAGCGCCAATAATGTCACAGCCACCAGCGCCAATAATGTCACAGCCACCAGCGCCGAAAAAACCGACGCATCCATTGTTGCGCGACGCGAACCCGGGCGCAAATCCGAATGCAGCATTGATGTCCAACGAATTGCGTGAATGGAACCATGAAAGGGGGGGTGTAGAGGGAGAGGAAGACCTGCAGTTTTTGTATCCGTCGTTGAATGATCCCCAATTCGCTCGGAACATTGCGCAACGAAGAGAATTCCACGAAACCAAGCACGACGTGATCATTCCCGCGTCTCAAGAGCAGATGGAGCGGGAAGCCGCCAAGCTGTGCGGGGCCGCGTTTGAGCTGGCACCGCACCAGCTCTTTGTGCGCAATTTTTTATCCGTGATGACCCCTTACAACAGCATGCTGCTGTATCACGGGCTCGGAACCGGCAAAACGTGCTCGGCCATCAGCGTGGCCGAAGAGATGCGCGACTACATGCACCAAGTGGGCGCGGTCAAGAAAATGCTGGTGGTTGCGTCCGTCAACGTGCAGGACAATTTTCGCAAGCAGCTGTTTGATTTCAACAAGCTGAAGTTTGACCGGGTTGCGCGCCAGTTCGTGATCCGCGGCTGCACGGGAACCAAGCTGTTGAAGGAGGTGGGCGCCAATGCGGAACTGACGGATTTGACGGAGCAAAACGTGGAGCGCGTGCGCGCCGGCATCGTGCAGCGCATCACGCGGCTCATCAACGCCAACTACGAATTCATGGGCTACATTGAGCTGGCCAATTTGGTGCGACGGCTCACGGGCGGCGGCACCAAACAGGACGCCGTTCGCGCCATCAAGCACGAGTTCAACCATCGGTTGCTCATTGTGGACGAGATTCACAACGTGCGCAGCGACGAGGAATCCAAGGAAGCCGGCGAATCCAGCGAATCCAAAAAAGGAACCAGCGTGTCCGAAGAATTGTACACGCTGGTGCGGTATGCCGACAATTTGCGGCTGCTGCTGTTGTCGGGCACGCCCATGTACAACGACCCGCGCGAAATCGTGTGGTTGCTGAATTTGATGAACGTGAACGACCGCCGCGCCACCATTTCGGTCGGCGACGTGTTTGACCGGGACGGCAATTTACTGCAGATAAACAAGCGCGCCGTGGGCGCCGAGCTGCTGCGCATCAAATCCACGGGCTACGTGTCGGTGGTCAAGGGCGAAAACCCGTACATTTTCCCGTATAGAATGCACCCGCGCGAGTTTGCCCCCGCGCACTCGTACGCGCTGAACCGCGATCGGCACCCCACCCAGCAGTTGAACGGCACCCCGATTTTAACCCCGTTGCAGCACTTGGACGTGTATTTGACCCCGGCCGGGCCGTATCAAGAAGCGGTGTACAGCTACATCGTTGACCGAAAGCGGCTGGAAATGTCGGCCGACGCCACGTCGTTCGGCTCGTTTTTATTGAAGCAGCCCATAGAAGCGCTCAACATGGTGTATCCCAGCACGGAGTTTGACAAAATGGTGTCGCGGCGACCTCAGTCAGCGACCGCGGTGTCGGCGGCCGACGTCGCCCTTCTGAAGCACATGGACGTAAAAGGGCTGCTGGGAGACGCGGGTCTCCGCCGGGTCATGAAGCACGACGTGTCGGATGACGGCGCGCGCATTTCCAATTTTGAATACAAGCCCAGCACGATGACAAACCACGGGCGCATTTTTTCGCCCGCCGAAATCGGCAAATACAGCAGCAAAATTGCCAGCATCTGCGCACAAATTGAAAAAGCCACCGGAATTGTGCTGATTTACAGCGAATACCTTGGCGGCGGCGCGGTGCCGATTGCGCTGGCGCTTGAAGAAATGGGATTCACGCGGTACGACAAGGACGCGGGGTCGCTGTTTAAAGTCGCGCCCGTGCCGCAGCGCTTCGTCCAACACCAGGCAAGGCGGTTCGCCGCAAAATACGCCATGTTCACCGGCGACAAGCAGCTGTCGCCCGACAACCGCGCCGAGCTGGAAGCGCTCACCACCGAAAACGAGCACGGCCAGCGCATCAAGGTCGTCATCATTTCCAAGGCGGGCAGCGAGGGCATTGATTTCAAGAACGTGCGCCAAGTGCACATCATGGAGCCGTGGTACAACATGAACCGCATTGAACAAATCATCGGCCGCGCCGTCCGCAACTGCAGTCACGCCGACCTCCCGTTTGCGGAGCGCAATGTGCAGCTGTTTTTGTACGGCACGCTGCTGCCGGCCGATCCCGCCGCAGAGGCCGCCGATATCTACGTCTACCGTCTGGCCGAAACGAAGGCCGCGCAAATCGGGCAAGTGAGCCGCATTCTGAAAGAAAATGCGGTGGACTGCTTGCTCAACATTGACCAAACCAAATTCAGCCAGGAAGTCATTCGGCGTCACAACGGCGGCAAAGATGTCACGGTGCGCCAAGTGCTGGCCGACGGAACGGCGCTGGATCGGTATGAAATCGGTGACCGCCCGTTCTCGTTCGTGTGCGACTATCAAGCCAGCTGCGAATACCGGTGCGCGGTCGGATCCGGCGACAAAATCAAGGTCAACGACGACACGTATTCGGAACCGTTCATCGTGGTGAACGCCGACCGAATCATGCTGCGCATTCGGGACTTGTTCAAGGAGCAGCATTTTTACGCGCGGCGAACGCTATTCGCGCATTTGACGGGGCACCCGGCACAACAAGTGGACGTTGCCCTGACCCGCATGCTCGCGGGCGATGGGGGGCAGCTGGTGGACAAGTACGGGCGCGCCGGGCGCCTCGTCAACGCCGGCGACTATTACTTGTTTCAGCCGTCCGAACTGACGGACCCGCGCATCGGCACGCATGACCGCAGCGCGCCGTTGCAGTTCAAGCGAGACCACATTGCGTTCCCGCTGAACGACGGCACGCTGGAACGCTTGGCCGAAAAGCACGGGTTCTCGCGGCCCAAACTGAATCCAAGGGCGATGGAACCCGCAACAACCGTGCCCGCGCAGGTGCAGGAGATGAAGAAGGCGTACCAAACAATAAATGCGGCGACCGACAAGCCGAATGCGGCGACCGACAAAAACACCAAAGCATGGAACGATCTGTGCCGAGACGTGATTCGGGAATTGAACGACACTGCCAGCATTGACGCGGTTATATTAAAGCGATGCGTCGTGGAGCACTTTGTGGAAGAGGTGCTGGTGTCGTCGCCGGACGACGGAGTGCAGTATTTGAACGCGCTGTATGCCGCGGATGCACCCGGCGACGACGACGAATTTGACCGGTTTGCGCATGCATATTTTGACAACCAGATACTGAAAAACCCGAAATACGCGGGAGAGGAAGGCATCCTAATGATGAATGCGCAGGCAAAAACCGGCATGCAACTGGTTGTGCGCAAAAACGCGGGGTCCGCGTGGGCTCCTGCCAAATCTAGCGAGGAGTGGCGTCCGTATTTGGAGGCAATCGCCGCCATGATGCCGCGCGAATCAAACCTGTCACCCATTATCGGGTTCGTTGCGGAGTTTAAGGAAAAAAGCGGAGGGAGATACGCCGTGTTTAAAATCAAATACGTGCAAGAAAAGGGGGTCGGCGCGCGGTGCGACCAAATCTCGTCCAAACAGCGCCGTCTCACCATTGTGAATCAAATCATGCACGGCTTGAATCCGAGCGATGCTGCGTCCGCTTCCACGTACACCATGGAAAGCACGAAGGACCAAAACACCGCGCGGTTCTGCGTTTTGCCGGAGCTGCTGCTGCGCAGCTACAACCTGTTGCGGAAGGACGGAAAGCACTGGTTTTTGACGCCGGTGCAAGCGCTGCGCCAATCCAAATCATGAATTTCGTTCATTGTTTTGTTGGTTTGTTTGGCGAATTAAATAATAAAACTAATGTGCGCATATAATAACTATAAAATTCATATCCCCATGCAT